TATTGCTGCAGCTCTCTTGGCAGCAAATCTAGTGCTATGGTACACAGATCAATCCAAATACATCGCACCAGAAATTCTATGTATTCTATTGTATCCTTCATTTAAGCAGAATTTACCATTACTAAAACCCTTTTATGTGGGTACTTTTTGGGCGGGAGCTATCAGTGTTGTGCCTCATCTCATAGCTCACACAGATGTTATTGAAAATGAAACGATTGCGATGGGTCTTCTCGCATCGAGTGTATCAAATATGGCGGATATTGAAGATGTAGAAGATGACATTAAAAATGGAATATATACAATTCCAACACGTATCGGTATTTTACCAACTAAAGCATTATCGGCTGGTTTATTTTTAGGTTCCATGTATAAAAGTGGGATCGTTTCAATACCAAACGCATTACCTAGTAAACACATGTGTAGACCAAGATTCTTTTCTTCCCCTTTACCAGTTTTTAGAAAATTCCCACTTTAATTCGACAGATTTTCGTATGCATCATCTCCGTATAGATCATCCAGAATCTGAAGTATATTTTCAGAATCCTTGAAAGCTGACTGAGCTGCGCGAAGATTCCAACTCGCAATCATCCTCAATTTCTTATTCGCCTTTTTATACCTATCAACCTCGCGTTCCAGCTTTTCGATTTTCACAGTGTCATCCGTGGGTTCTTTAGGGCTCATGGCAAAATTCTGGCGATGAACCGTGCGACCCGAATGTTGACGCCAGTGTCTCCCACCTCTAGTCGACTTACTTTCATCTGTCTTCTTAATCGTATTATAAATGTGTGTTGGTGCACGAGCGAGAGCGAACATGTATTTATAATAGGGGTATTAACTTTAATTAACTTATATATTTAGGCATCAGTCTTCTTCGCGGCAGGCTTGGCAGAAGGCTTCTTGGTGGGAGTCTTAGCGACCGTGGTCTTAGTGACCGACGTGGAACCAGCGGGGCCAGGGGGACCGGCGGGACCGGCGGGACCGGTGGGGCCAGTAGCACCCTTGGGACCTGGGGGGCCATGCGGACCAGCGGGACCAGGGGGACCGGCGGGACCAGCCTCTCCTGAACCACCGCCACCAACACCACCATCAACGAGACGAATGAGGAACTCGTAAAGGCGAGTCTTGTCGAGGCGAGTACGCTTGAGTTCGTCTTCAAGTTCTTTCCGTAAAGGATTCATATTACTATATATAAAAGAAAGATTATCTTTATACCAAATGATCGTAGTGGGTCCACATGAAAAAACAGGTATTGGTCAACATGCCATGAAATATGTGAAATTATTCTTACCTGATGGAATGTATTATCAATTGGGTCAAAAACTTCCCGAGACAGATAATGGCCTGATATTTGTAATTCCTACTCCCGACCAGATTGAGTACATCAAGTATGCAAAAACCCGAGTAAAAAACTTGGCTTGTATGACAGTATGTGAAACTGAAACTGTACATGAAGACTATGGTCTAATTATGAAGGAATTTAAGCGTGTAGCTGTACCAAGTGAATTCTGTAAACGGGTACTCTCTCGACAGTTTCCCGATAATGAATTTTATGTTATACACGCACACATCCCCCAACCAAAGGAAAAGCCTTACACCTTCTACCATATTGGAAATATCATGGATCCCAGAAAGAAGTTCAGGGATATTCTCCAGGCTTTTGTGCGACTGAATGAACCAAATACACGTCTCGTAGTCAAAGCCACGAGTAATCAAGCTGTGCAAATTCAATTTCCACGAGTCGAAGTCATCAATGATATGTTATCCGAGGATGAGATGGATACTCTCCATAACCGGTGCGATTGTTACGTGAACTTTTCACACTCGGAGGGTGTTGGTATGGGTGCGGTTGAGGCTGCGATGCGAGATAAGCCGGTCATTATAACTAACTACGGTGGAGCATCGGAATATGTCAAGACACCCTACACGATTGACTGTGGACTTCAAGAATTGGAGAGGGACGATTTTCTCTTCAAAAAAGGTATGGTTTGGGGTGAACCAAACTTTGACCAACTCTTGGAGTTCATGAGACATGCGTATAATAATCGCGTTAGGGAGATGGATCACGAATACACGCGAAATTTAGTTGGACGGAAGAATGTCTTAGAAGAATTCATCCTGAATGTAATTGGTGAGAAGAACAACAAGGCCGGTAATGACAGTACCGTGCATAGCTGAATCCTTTTGTGCGAGTAGAGTGAGAACGAGATCATCCACGAATCGTATACCCGTAGGCTTTTTAACTATACGGGGGACGAGAACAACTATACTGATGTAAAGTGTCATTGCTATTATAACAGGTCTAAGTGTGTCTTCATCTAACATCATCTTTACATTAGTCATTGATTTTAATTTTCTTCATATCAATTTTAGCACCCAATTTCAAGGGCTTAGCTTGGTGTTTTTTACAGAAATTCCCACACGAAGCTTTGAACCCACATGGTTTACCCTTCATCGTCAACGCCGCACATAACTTCTTACTCGACGCACGTTGCTCAGATACAATCTCTGGGTTTTTATCAATCATGATTACTTGCCGATCTTGACGCTTATTGGCATGTTCCTGATATCTCCTCTTCATATTCCAGGTCGCATCAGCTAGACGATGGCACTTATCATCTGGTTCGTCGAGACGAAACATTTTGACCGCATCGGCCAGGCACTTATCCCACACGGTGTCGTGAATAACTTGCATTTTTAGTTCTTACTTTTCTTATATTTTATACTCACTTAGGTAGCTATTTCAGACAAATAGATATCAACTTGTCCCGAAAATTCTGGACATGAATCAGTCGTCTTCTTTGTAACCATATCTTGTACATTAGTTATATGCTCTTTAAACTTTCTGACGTCGATACCAGTGCTGTTATGAATCTGAGAGTCACTCGCAATATCTTTAGCTGCGTGAAGATACGCACTCGCGTAGTTCGCGTTTCGCATAGAAATGGCCGGGGTTGTATCTTGCTGAGCTGTAGTAGCGTACTTTGCCGACTGCTTGATGAGATGTTTTACGGTGTTCTTTATTCCTCTGGACTTATTTTGCACAAACAAAATGAGAATGAATATGGCGATGATGAAATAGAAGTACATCTCTTAAGGTATCTAAAGAAAAATTATCACCTTATTTTATGGCAGTAGATAAAGATCTATTCATAGTGATGAACACTATCGACGAGGTGAAAGACCATATGTCAGAGGGTAAATATATAGAGACATGTGACGCTTTACGTCGAATACATAAAAAAATGCGAAGACCTTCTATACCACACCCAACTGAAATGCGGATACCAATCACCAAGAAGATACTATTTTTATTAACGGGAACTATATCAGTAATAAAAATTATAGGTAAGATCAAACACTAAATAAAAAATATTCTTAAATATTAGTCAATATGATATCATCTATCCCAAACTTTTTTTGTTGTATTACAAAACCGTGTCGTAATAAAGTTATAATGAAAAATGAAAGTAATTATGCAATAAAGTACGAAGCATACATTTATAGAGGGGCTTCAATCGGTAAGATAGATACCGCGATTGGTGCGGGTGGTTTTAATGGTAAAACCGCGTTAGAAATAATACAAAGTGAAGGACTCAAACCAGAATCGGGGCGTATAGCTAAAAATGCCACTGTTCATGTAACATGTGGTTATGGAGGCAAAATCGCTATACGATATTATATGATTGGTTTGCATACAGATTATACGGATGAACTCAGGAACTTTCAAGTTCTCGACGTGGTTAAATTTATACAACCATATCCAGAAGAAATTGAAATCATAATAAATAAAAACAAGAAGGAACAAGAGGAGAAAGAAAGGAAAAGGAAGGAGGAACAAGAGGAGAAAGAAAGGAAAAGGAAGGAGGAACAAGAGGAGAAAGAAAGGTTGCGTGAAGAGAAGAAAGAACGGCTAGAATATTCACGCCGCGTCTACGCCGAGCTCATGGACGCCAAGACGTCCGCGGCGGAGCGCGAGGCGAAAGAACGAAAAGAAGCCGAGGATATAAGACGTAAATGTTCAAGTTTATCAAAATTTATGTGTAGCGCGGCAGACACTCCAAAAAAACGATGCCCTTATTGCGGTGAGTGGTACTGTAATTATCACTATGATGTAAATAATAACCGGGTTGGTACAGGTGGTCACGTATGTGGTAAATAAAGCCTAAGTTAGAGATTAGACTTGTAATAAATTTAAGTAATCATGGATCATCTTCAGAAATTAAAAAAGAAACTCCTTGACAAACACAAATTTGAACTTCCTGACGGGTGGCAAGTCAAATACTCTAAAAGGTCTAAAGAGGGTGCTCGACCCGATCCATACTATTATTCACCGGACCATGATAAGAACAATCTTTCTTCACCCTTAAGATCAATCCCAAATGTGGAGCAGTATCTTGGACTCTGTGTGAACCAAACGGTGGATACAGTTGAGGACTTATTTAAGAAGTATAACACCACCCAGTGTCAGACCGAGCTAGGCGAAGGTAATTTCTCGGTTATCTACATTTTAACGAATCCAAGATACCCGGAAATCAAAATAGGGCATTCAACTGGGACGATCGGGAGAATAAAGACCTTTAATTCGGGGAGCCCCGAAGATTTTCGTGTATACAAAACTTTCAAAAGCCCCTTTCCGATCATAAAAAATAAAACAAAGACGTCTTCCCAAAAAACAATCACTTTAGAGAAGATTTTTCATGCTAGATACGATCATGTCCGTGTACCAAGTGGACGCGAGTTTTTTAACGTTGACCCAGATGTGGTCATAGATGAATTTGAAACAGATATTGAGTATCTAACCAAGTGTCAAGAACATACACCCGAACTAGTTGATTCGTATTTAAACTTAATGTTAGATATCGCAAAAAGTAAAAGTATGCTGGACGCAAATAACGCCTAAGTTAGAGATTAGACTTGTAATAAATTTAAGTAATCATGGAAAGCGTTCAAAAGCTCACCCATATAGAACACATTCTCAAGAGACCTGACTCGTATGTCGGTCCAGTCGACTTGAACGTCGAACCCTACTGGACCCTCAATGATGAAAAGTTTGAAAAGACAAACTTGAAATATTCCCCAGCTCTCTTGAAAATCTTTGATGAGATCCTCGTCAATGCGATTGATCGCAACTCAATGCATCCAAAGCATGTGACATCCATCTCCATCGATGTTGATAAGGTCAGTGGTTCAGTGACTGTTCAAAACAATGGCCCGATTGGTGGTGTTGGTGTTCGTATGCACGAAAAGGAGGGTCTATGGAACCCAGAACTTACATTTGGACATCTCCTCACGAGTACCAACTATGACGACTCCAAAAAGCGCGTGGTAGGGGGGCGCAATGGTTATGGTGCTAAACTGACGAATATTTACTCGTCTCAGTTTTCCATAATCATCAAAGACCATGAGACTAAGCAAATGTACACACAAAAATGGTCCGACAATATGACTGTCTGTGAACCACCAAAAATAAAAAAACATTCTGGATCGACTTCATCTGTTTCTATTACATTCGTACCGGACTGGAAAAGGTTCGGGATGACAAAGATGGACTTTACGATCTACAAGATTTTTCAGAAACGAGTCTGGGATGCCAACATTTGTACCACAGCAAATTGTAAGGTCAAGTTCAACGGAGATGTTCTCCCCAAACAAAGTTTTGAAATGTATGCCAAGATGCACAGTGGTGTCGAGAATGTCACATCTGTCACGGGAGATCGTTGGTCCGTGTGTATCGGTCCCTCTGAGACTGGTATGGAACAAGTATCTTTCGTTAATGGTATCTGTACCACGAAAGGTGGCACCCATGTAGACCACGTGGCATCCCTGGTTGCATCCGGTGTCATTGAGGAGATGGCCAAAAAGATCAAACTTAAACCTCAACAGGTTAAGAACACCTTTACTATCTTTGTGAAGGCCACCCTTGAGAATCCTTCATTCTCGAGTCAGGTAAAGTCTGAGTGTACCCTAAAAGCTCAGGATTTTGGTTCCAAGTTTGAGATGCCTAAAACATTCGTTAAAAATGTCCTGAAAACGGGTATTTCCGATGAGCTTACAGCTCTCTCAAAATTTAAGGAGATGAAAGAACTTGCCAAGACTGATGGTGGTGCACGAAAGTCTAAGATTACTGGCATCCCTAAATTGGATGATGCAAACAAAGCTGGAACAGCTCAATCCAAAAAGTGTACCCTTATCGTCACAGAGGGTGACTCAGCAAAGACTCTGGCCGTTGCTGGACTATCCGTTGTTGGTAGAGATCATTACGGCGTTTTCCCACTTCGGGGTAAATGTAAGAATGTACGCGATGCCTCTGTGGCACAGCTTACCGGGAACCAGGAATTCAATGATCTCAAGAAGATCCTTGGTCTCCAACAAGGTAAGGAGTACAAGGATGTATCCGAGCTTCGCTATGGTCGTCTCATGATCATGACAGACGCGGATAACGACGGTTCACATATCAAGGGTCTAATTCTCAACATGATTGACTATTTTTGGCCCAGTCTCCTCAAGTTGGGATTCGTCGTATCGATGGTCACTCCGATTATCAAGGCTTCTAGGGGTAACCAAACCAAGTCATTCTATACAGATTCTAAATTCAGGACCTGGTATGGAAATGGACAACCCGGGTGGCGCATCAAGTATTACAAGGGTCTCGGTACCTCAACCTCGAAGGAAGCGCGTGAGTATTTCAAGCAAATTGAAGATCTCACAGTCAAGTTTGATACAGATGTGATGTCTGATAAATCTATTACTTTGGCTTTTGATAAGAAGAAGGCTGATGATCGAAAGACATGGCTTCTTGAAAGCACTGCAAAAGACCCCAAAGAACTAGAGGTTCCTTATGGTAATGTGAAACAGCTGAACATCACCGACTTTGTTCACAGGGACCTGGTAAATTTCAGTCTCGCAGATCTCAAGCGTTCGATCGCACACGTTTGTGATGGACTCAAACCGTCCCAACGAAAGGTTATGTATTCGTGTTTTCAAAAGAATTTGACTGCTGAGATGAAGGTGGCACAATTGGCTGCATTTGTAGCTGAGAAGAGTGCCTATCACCACGGTGAAGTATCTCTCGCTGATACAATTGTGAAGTTAGCTAATGACTACACAGGATCTAACAACATCAATCTCCTCGAACCGTGTGGTCAATTTGGAACACGGCTTATGGGTGGGAAAGATGCTAGCCAGACGAGATATATCTTCACACGACTGACAACCGAGGCTCGTAAGCTTTTCGACCCCAAGGATGATGCGATTCTTAATTATTTGGATGATGATGGACGGTCTATTGAACCAGACTTTTACATGCCCACTTTGCCTATGATCTTGGTCAATGGAAGTGAGGGTATCGGTACCGGATTCAGCTGCTACGTACCCCCATTTAACCCCAAAGACATTCGTGACAATATCATGAATGTATTGAATGGAAAAGAAATTCAAAAAATGAAACCCTGGTTCAGAGGTTTCAAGGGTAAAGTCATGGAACAAGATGACGATTCGTGGGTGACCCAAGGTGTATGGACCAGTATCGGGAAGACGGTTAAGGTGACTGAACTCCCCCCGGGACGCTGGACCCAAGATTACAAGGAACACCTCGATACCCTCGTTGAAAAGAAAATCATCAGTGGTTTCACAAATAACAGTACAACTGAGAATGTGGATTTTCTCATCCAAGACTACAATGGTTCAGATGCCGTTAAGGATCTCAAACTTCAAAAGACTTTCCGAACCTCGAACATGCACTTGTTCCACCCCACAAAGGGTATTCACAAATATGAGACACCCGAGGAGATCTTAATGGACTTTATCACCCTTCGTCGCGAATACTACGATAAGAGGAAAGAGTATCTGATCAAGGTTCTTGAGGCTAAATCTAAGATGTGTGATTACAAGTCCCGCTTTGTGTCTATGGTCATAAACGGTAACATTGTGGTGTTCCGTCGTAAAAAGAAGGAACTGGAAGAACAACTTTCACAGACATTCCCACTCATTAGTGGAAGTTATGATTATCTACTGAACATTAGGACTGTTCAATACACAGATGAGAGTGTTTGTGAACTTCTCAAAGAATCCGAACAGGCGAAATTGGAACTCAAGACACTAACCTCGACAACCCCATCAACTATGTGGAAGAATGATATTAAAAATATATAGACAATAGGTAAGTATGGGTGAAGCTGCAAAGATTTCTCTCAAGGCTATTGGAAAGCAGGATACGTATCTTCTTTCCAAAGACCCAGATGATTCGTTCTTTAATTATAAAGAACTCTTGAGACATTCAGAGTTTAGAAAGTATCACAGAAGTCGGAACGTGGTCAATCCTGGACAGGTACCCAAATGGCCATTTGGTCAAACACTAAAGGTTGAATTCAACCCAACAAACATGGGAGACCTTTTAAGTAATATGTGGTTGAGTATCACTATGCCCGGTATCACAGATGGTAACTATGCAGATCAATTAGGAAGACATATTCTCAAGAGTGTCACTATGTTTATAGATGAAATAGAAGTTGAAAAATTACATGATGATTGGGGTATCATTTACGATGATCTTTATTTAGAAATGTCTGAAAAGGTAGCAAATAGAGCACTTGTTAATAGAAACCTCGGTTTTGATAAATCGGTCGGTAATAGTATTTTCGCTCGTCAAAGTGCAGATCTAGTCATACCTCTACATTTCTTCTTCTCTCGAAAATATGCGAGTGATGAACACTCTACAAATAAACCGAATCGACCATACTTCCCAATTTGTGCTATTCATAAACAAAAGATTACCTTTGAACTCGAGTTTTATAACCAAGAATTCTATACAAATACAACTGATACACTCGAACTGCAATCATTTAATTTAGTGACGGAAGAAATTACATTAAGTGGTCAAGAGCGACAGTATTTTGCTTCTCGTCCATTAACCATGATCAATGATGTTGTGAAGAAACACCCAACTAGCGTGAGTGAACTCAATAAAGACAGTATCAAAAATAACCTCGTACCAAACATCCCGGTGAAATGTTTACATTGGTTCTTAAGGAATACAAAGTTTGAAAATGCTGTGAGAAGTGTGGGTGAGGAACCCCTTATTTTGGGTAGTATCATAGATGGTACCGCGGGTGAAGATAAATTTGGTAGAGCGGTATCCATTTCTGGGAATGGAACTCGTGTGGCTATAGGTGGCTCTCTTAACGACGGGTCCACGGAAGTTCCCACAGCTAACAGGGGTCATGTAAAGATTTATGAGTATAACGCAACCACAAAAGCTTGGGTACAATTGGGATCTGATATTGTGGGTACTACAGATTTAGATCAACTTGGATTCTCAGTATCTCTTTCCAACGATGGATCTCGGGTAGCTATCGGTTGCCCACACAGTGCGTCTGATAAGGGTCACGTTGAAATATACGATTATAGCACAGGTTCTGGGTGGTCAAAGGTGGGTACAAATATTGTCGGGGCGACAGTTGGTATGCGGTACGGATACTCAGTTTCTCTTTCCAATGATGGTATCTATGTAGCCGTGGGTGCACCATTTGATGATACTACTGCGGCAGATTCTGGCCTTGTCAATGTGTATAAATATGATTCCGGGTGGGTAAAGGTTGGAGCTGATATCGTTGGTGGGGGAGCTTCGTACAAGTTGGGTACGTCCGTTTCTATGAAGAATACAGTGGCATCTGGACCCATAGTGGCCATAGGTATTCCAGGTAATGATCAAGGAAAGGTGCGAGTATATGAATACAACAGTGGGACAGCTTGGGCTCTCGACGGTTCAGAAATAAGTGGTAAAGCGACGGGTGATGCATTCGGGACATCTGTATCGATACCAGATGACGCTTCAAGAGTAGTCGCCGGAGGACCGGAGAATACCAGCGGTACCGGATACATTAGAATCTATAATTACAGTTCCAGTGACTGGAGTCAAATGGGTTCAGATATCAATGGTACCGCAATTGGCGATAAATTTGGTACTTCAGTTTCATTCTCGGGTGACGGGTCTCGTGTAGCCGCGGGATCGCCCGGAAATGGAAAGGGTGATGCCAAGGTGTATGTGTATGAAAATAGTGTATGGACAAAACTGGGTGAGACAATCATAGGAACTATCACAGGTGATAAGTTTGGGCATTCAGTATCTTTATCGACAAACGGTTTACGGGTGGGTGTGGGTCCAGATGTAACTACAGGTGATACGAGAGGGTATGCACATGTGTACGCTCTTCAAACGAGTGAAGAAGAAAAGTTCTTTATGCATAATCGATTCAACTTTTCATCGAGTGATAACTTTGATGAAAATACTACATTCTTCAACCCCGTATTAGAGAGTGCACAGTTTTTCATATACGGAAATAAACTTCCCAACATCTCAAATACAAATCACAACTACTTCAAATATCTGGTACCCCACAGAAATAGATTGGCGCGACCAATCAGAAATATATACACGTATAGTTTCGCGATGAATCCAGTAAACGTGGAACCTTCGGGAAACTTGGATTTTAGTACTATCGAATCAGATAAAACGGTGTTTGAGGTTAAATTGGATAAAACGAAAATAGATATCACGAAAGAAACATATACACTTCAAATGTATTACACTGGCTATCTAACTTTCAAATTTGAAAACGGGTCTATGTCAATTTCTTATTAAACAATGAAGTCTTATGACTGCTAATATAATCAATGATGTTGTTCTTGATACACCATTTGATGAAATTCAATTGCGCTAATGTTGTTTGAATTTCATGACCTGTTCCCGGAACAATATAAGGAAACTTCGTAGACCTACAAAATGGATCGAATAGTTTCTTACTGTACCCATCCAGACTCGACTTATATGCGCAGTGAACAGTGAACAGCTTTCCATCAGTTGTCGTGTACGTTGTGTTATTTTTCTTGGCATAGTTCGTGATGAACCATTCCAAATTTCTCAATGAAATTCCAGATGTTTTGTCTAAAATGTTTAAAAGTTTAGTTCTATTCTTCTCTTCGTTATAAAAGTTGTTAATTGATGTTAGTAGAATATCGGTTTTACTCATTATTAAACATTGTATTTATATCTCTAAATACATTTGGGTGAATACATGCCGGACAATCGGGAACGA